TTTTGGTTTAACAACAAAGGCGTTGCAACTTATATTACTGGTACACATTACATGTATTTGCAATGGTCAAAAATTGACGTCGGTAATCCAGACTTTAGAGAAGCCAATAGATTATTCTTTATATTTTGGGAAGCATGCAAAGCAGACGTTAGATCGTATGGTATGTGTTACCTTAAAAACAGACGTTCAGGATTTTCATTTATGGCATCCGGTGAAACGGTTAACATGGCAACCATATCAAGTGACGCAAGGTTTGGTGTATTATCAAAATCAGGTGCAGACGCTAAAAAAATGTTTACAGATAAAGTCGTGCCAATATCTGTCAACTACCCGTTTTTCTTTAAACCGATACAAGACGGTATGGACAGGCCAAAGACAGAGCTCGCATACAGAGTTCCAGCTTCAAAACTCACGAGGCGTAAAATGGTTTCAAATGAACCAACAGAAGAACTCGTTGGTCTCGATACCACTATTGACTGGAAGAACACTGGTGATAACGCTTATGACGGTGAAAAATTAAAACTACTTGTGCACGATGAAAGTGGTAAATGGGAAAGACCTGAAAATATTTTAAATAACTGGAGAGTTACAAAAACTTGTTTACGTTTAGGTAGTAGAATTATTGGTAAGTGTATGATGGGCTCAACGTGTAACGCATTAGATAAAGGTGGTGATAATTTTAAAAAGCTATACAATAATTCTGATGTAACAAAAAGAAATAAAAACGGCCAAACACGATCAGGTTTATATTCGTTTTTTATACCTATGGAGTGGAACTATGAAGGCTTTATAGATAAATATGGTCAACCAGTTTTTGATACACCTGAAGAAGATGTTGTTGGACCACATGGTGATTTAATAGACGTTGGTGTAATTGAACATTGGCAAAACGAAACAGACGGGCTGCGTAACGACCAAGATGGTTTAAATGAATTTTACAGACAGTTTCCAAGAACTGAAGAGCACGCATTTAGAGATGAAACTAAAAACAGTATATTTAATCTAGCAAAAATATACGAACAAATAGATTACAACGAAGAAACAAACCAAGGCGTTTCAACGGGTAATTTTCAGTGGGTTAATGGTATAAAAGATACTAATGTTATGTTTTATCCAGATTTAAAAGGTAGATTTAAAATATCATGGGTGCCACCAACAAACCTACAGAACAAAGTTATTATTAAAAATGGTTTAAAATATCCTGGTAATGAACACATGGGTGCTTTTGGTTGTGATAGTTACGACATAACAGGTACTGTTGATGGCAAAGGTTCTAACGGATCTTTACATGGCTTAACAAAGTTTAGCATGGAAGATGCGCCACCTAGTCAATTTTTTTTAGAATATATTGCTAGGCCCAGCACAGCTGAAATGTTTTTTGAAGATGTTTTAATGGCATTGGTTTTTTATGGCATGCCGTTGTTAGCAGAAAATAATAAACCTAGGTTGTTATATTACTTAAGGCGTAGAGGATATAGAGGTTATTCTATGAACAGGCCTGATAAAGTTTGGAATAAACTATCAACAACAGAAAAAGAAATAGGTGGTATACCTAACTCTAGCGAAGATATTAAGCAGGCACATGCCGCTGCAATTGAAACGTACATACAAAGCAATGTAGGTTTAATTGATGATAAATACGGTAACATGTATTTTAACAGAACATTAAATGATTGGGCTAAGTTTGATATAAATAAAAGAACAAAGTTTGATGCTTCAATAAGTTCTGGCTTAGCAATTATGGCTTGTAATAGACATTTATATACGCCTAATGCAGAAAAACAAAAATCAAAACTAAACGTATCTTTTGCAAGATACAATAATGATGGTGCGCTATCAAAATTAATAAATTAATATGAGTAAAAAAGGTTATTTCCCTAGTCAAGTAGTTAGCGATGCTGAAAAAGCAAGTTATGAATATGGATTAGAAGTAGCGCGAGCTATTGAAAATGAGTGGTTTGGTAAAGATACTAACAGCAATAGATATAATATTAATCAAGCAGAGTTTCATAAGTTAAGATTATACGCTAGAGGCGAACAATCAATACAAAAATATAAAGATGAATTATCTATAAATGGTGACTTATCCTATCTTAATTTAGACTGGAAGCCAGTGCCTATAATACCAAAGTTTGTAGATATAGTAGTAAATGGTATAGCAGAAAGAACTTATGATATAAAAGCGTATTCACAAGATACTGCGGGCGTGGAAAAAAGAACTAAATACATGCAGAGTATTATAGATGATATGGATGCTGCGCCTTTTAATAATGAAGTGCAAAGTAAATTTGGTATTAATTTGTATCAAAATAATCCAGAAGAACTACCACAGTCATCTGAAGAATTAAAAGTGCATATGCAGCTTAACTATAAGCAAGGTATAGAAATAGCAGAAGAGCAAGCTATAAAGGTATTAATGGATGGTAATCATTATGATAATATATTAAAAAGAATATATTATGACTTAACTGTAATAGGTATAGGTGCTGTTAAAAATCAATTTAATACATCAGACGGCGCTACAGTTAAATATGTTGATCCCGCTAATTTAATTTATTCATACAGCGATTCACCGTTTTTTGATGATATATATTATGTAGGTGAAGTTAAAAATATACCTATAAATGAACTTAAAAAACAATTTCCAGATTTAACTGATGAAGACTTAGAAGAGATACAGCAACAGCCAGCGCAGACAAGTTATCAAGCCACTAGATACGGAACAAAATATCAAGATAATAACTTAGACAAAAACATTATAACAGTTTTGTATTTTAATTATAAAACGTATAGTAATAGTGTGTACAAAGTAAAAACATTAGGATCAGGTGCTCAAAAGGCTATTGAAAAATCTGATACATTTAATCCACCTGAAGATGCAAACTTTTCAAAAGTTTCAAAGGCAATTGAAGTGTTATATGAAGGTGCGTTGATTGTTGGTACTAAGAAATTATTAAAATGGCAGTTAGCTCAAAATATGCTACGTTCAAAAAGTGATTACACTAAAGTAAAAATGAATTACAATATTGTAGCACCGCGTATGTATAAAGGTAGAATAGAATCTTTAGTTAGACGTATAACAGGTTTTGCTGATATGATACAGTTAACACATTTAAAGCTACAACAAGTTTTAGCAAGAGTAGTTCCTGATGGTGTATATTTAGACGCTGATGGTTTAGCTGAAGTTGATTTAGGTAATGGTACAAATTATAACCCACAAGAAGCTTTAAATATGTTCTTCCAAACTGGTAGTATAATTGGTAGATCATTAACACAAGATGGTGATTTAAATAGAGGTAAAGTACCTATACAAGAAATAGCAAGTGGTAATGGTGGCGCTAAGTTATCTTCTTTAATTAACACGTACAATTATTATTTACAAATGATACGTGATGTAACTGGTTTAAATGAAGCAAGAGATGGTAGTACGCCAGATAAAAATGCTTTAGTTGGTGTACAAAAGCTAGCTGCTGCTAATAGTAATACGGCAACTAGACATATATTACAAAGTGGTTTATATTTAACGTCAGAGTTAGCTCAAGGCTTATCACTAAGAATATCTGACTTGTTAGAATATTCACCAACAAGAGATGCTTTTATACAAGCTATAGGCTCTCATAATGTAGCTATACTTTCAGAAATATCTGAACTATATTTATATGACTTTGGTATATTTATTGAATTAGCACCAGATGAAGAAGAAAAGGCTAGGTTAGAAAATAATATACAAATGGCTTTACAGTCTAAAAGCATTGAGTTAGAAGATGCTATTGACGTTAGAAACATTAAAAATATTAAGTTAGCTAATCAAGTGTTAAAAATACGTAGACAAAAGAAAACAGCTAGAGATCAGGCTATTGCTCAACAAAACATACAAGCTCAAGCTCAAGCAAACGCACAAGCTTCACAAGCAGCAGCTGCGGCTGAAGTGCAAAAGCAACAAGCATTAACACAAAGCAAAGCGCAACTTGAACAATTAAGAGCACAAGTTGAATTACAAAAACTACAATCAGAAGCTCAACTTAAGTTTCAATTAATGCAAGCAGAGGCTCAAATAAATATGAGATTAAAGCAAATGGAAGTTGAAGCTATAAAAGGTAGAGAAGAAATAAAAGAAGATAGAAAAGACGAAAGAACTAGAATACAAGCTAGTCAACAGTCAGAACTTATATCGCAAAGAAAAGAAGGATCTGGACCTAAAAAATTTGAGTCTACAGGTAATGATATACTAGGTGAGGGTATAGACTTAAACATGTTTGGACCTAATGTTTAACAAATAAATAAAAAAACAATGGCAATAGTAACTAATGATTGGACTGGTAGCATTGTAGCATCAAGATGGATTGATGATACAAACGCTGAAACACCTGGTAGAGGAAATTACTTTTGTGCTATTGAGTGTATTACAGCTACTACATTTACAGCTTTAATATCTGAAAAGATAGATGATGATAGTGATGGCGAAGCTGCAGATGTAAGTGTTTACATAAACACAGAAGGAACAGACGCAGGTACAGCTATAGTAAGTGGTGATACTTTTCCAGTTGGCACAATACTATACGGTAAATGGACCTCATTTACTTTAAATAGTGGATCAGTAGTAGCATACGAGTGTAAGTAAGATATTGTACGCGAGTACATATGTTTAATTTTATAATATTATATTATGGCAGATAAAGTGAATATAGACGAAAAAAATGCTGAAGCACCAATGGGTGAAGAAGTTAAAGTAAAACCTCGTCTTAAAAAATACAATAATCAAGATGAACCTATAAAGGTTAGTCTTGCTAAAGAAGAGCCTGCAGAAGAGCAGGTAGAAGAACAGCCAAAAGAAGACACGCAACAGGAGCAGCCTGTTGTAGAAGAAGTTGTTGAAGAAACAAAAGAAGAAGAGGCTGTTGAAGAAACTGAACAACCAGTTTTAGAAGAAGTTAAAGAAGAAGAACAAGCAACAGAAGAAGTTGAGGAAGTTAAAGAAGCTGTTGAAGAAGCTGTTGCTGAAGCTAAAGAAACTGGAGAGCCACTACCAGAAAATATACAAAAGTTAATGAACTTTATGGAAGAAACTGGTGGTGATCTTGAGGATTATGTTAAATTAAATCAAGACTATAGTAAATACGATGATACAACTTTATTACGTGAGTATTATAGGCAAACAAAGCCGCATTTGACAGGCGATGAAGTAGATTTTTTAATGGAAGATGGCTTTACATTTGATGAAGAAGTTGATGATCCAAAAGATATAAAACGAAAGAAATTAGCGTTTAAAGAGCAAGTTGCCAACGCTAGATCCCACTTAGACGGGCAAAAGTCTAAATACTATGAAGAAATCAAAGCTGGTGTTAAGTTAACGCCTGATCAACAAAAGGCTGTTGATTTTTTTAATAGATACAATAAAGAGCAGGAAGAGACTAGCAAAGTCACAGGTGAACAGAGAAAAGTATTTACAGACAAAACTAATCAATTGTTTTCTAATAAATTCAAAGGTTTTGAATACAACGTAGGAGATAAAAAATACAGATTTAATGTTAAGGATGTAAATCAAGTTAGAGAAACTCAGAGTGATATTAATAATTTTGTTTCAAAGTTTATGGACAAGAAACAACAATTAACAGATCCTCAAGGTTATCACAAATCTTTATTCACAGCGATGAATGCTGACAGCATAGCAAATCACTTCTATGAACAAGGCAAAGCAGATGCTATAAAAGAAAGTGTAGCAAAAGCTAAAAATGTAAACATGGATCCAAGACAAGGTCTAGGTGAAGTAGAAGCCGGCGGCATAAAAGTGAAAATGTTAGGCGAAGACTCTAACCAGTTCAAATTTAAAATTAGAAAATAACAATTTAAAATAAATAATTATGGCAGCAATTACACCAACAGCAGGTACTGGAACACCGGGTCTTAACGCGGTACCATCACCTGTGAAGGCAGCTATCTCTACAAACTATTTAGATTTTGCAAGTGGTAGCGGTAAAGATTGGTCACAGCAATACTTACCTGATTTAATTGAGCAGGAAGCAGAAGTTTACGGAAAAAGAACTATATCTGGTTTCTTAGCAGCAATTGGAGCAGAAGAAGCAATGAGCTCTGATCAAGTTATATGGACAGAACAAGGTAGATTACATCTATCTTACAAAATTACAGGAAGATCTACTGACACACTAACTATTGGTGCATCAGTTGGAACTTCTGACTCAGCAACAGGACACGCTATTAGAAAAGGACAAACAGTAGTTATTTCTAGTGGTGGTGCAAACCCTACAGTAGTTAAAGCGTATGTTAAAGACATAGGCGGCACAGGTGGAAACGAAACAATTGATGTAGCACCTTATGGAGGCGCAGCTCTTGCTAACGTTTTTACAGCAGGAGAGTTAACTAGCTTAGCATCAAATGGTAGAGTATTTGTATATGGTTCTGAGTTTAAAAAAGGAACATCAGGTATGGGTAATTCAAGCTTTGATGCTGATAATAACCCTGTACAGCCTGAGTTTAAATCATTTACTAATAAACCAATTATATTAAAAGATCACTACGCGGTATCAGGATCTGATACTTCAAGAGTTGGTTGGGTTGAAGTAAGTGCAGAAGACGGTACTTCAGGATACTTATGGTATTTAAAAGCTGAAGCAGAAACTAGATTAAGGTTTACTGATTACATTGAAATGGCAATGATTGAATCAGAAAAATCTGCATCAGGTTCTGGCGCAGCAGGTCAGTTAGGTGCAGAATCAGGTACTGAAGGTTTATTTAAAGCTATTCAGGACAGAGGTCACACTACTTCAGGCGTCGGCGGTACTAGCGCGGTGGATGATTTAGGATCTTTTGATGAGATACTTAAAAAGTTTGATGAGCAAGGTGCTATTGAAGAGTACATGCTTTATTGTAACAGAGAAGTATCATTAGCAATTGATGATATGTTAGCAGCGCAAAATTCTTACGGAACTGGTGGAACATCTTACGGTGTGTTCAGCAACTCTGAAGATATGGCGTTAAATTTAGGTTTCTCTGGATTTAGAAGAGCATCTTACGATTTCTACAAATCAGATTGGAGATACTTAAATGACGTAACATTAAGAGGTCAAGACGCTTTCAACGATATCAGAGCGGTATTAATACCAGCTGGTACTTCAACAATTTATGATGAAGTAGTTGGACAAAGCATGAGGAGACCTTTCTTACATGTTAGATACAGAGCATCTCAAACAGATGATAGAAGAATGAAGACTTGGGTAACAGGTTCAGTAGGTGGAAACATCACGTCTGATCTTGATGCTATGGAAATCAACTTCCTATCTGAAAGATGTTTAGTAGTACAAGGAGCTAATAACTTCATGTTACTTAACTAATACTTTTAAAAGAGTTAGGCGCTTCGGCGCCTAGCCCTTTTTATTTTTTTTAATATTTAATTTTATTATATCATGGCAAAAAAACAAACAAAAAAAGCGGTAGCTGTAGAAGAACCTACGGTTGCTGTAAAAGAACAACCTAAGAAAAAAAATTCTTGGGAAATAAAAGATAGAGTCTACTATTTAAGAGAAGGCTTATCACCATTAACTTATACAATAAGATCAAGAGGTATATTTTATTTTGATGAAGAGAAGGGATACGAAAGAGAGTTAAAGTATACAGTTAATCAAAAAACGCCTTTTGTAGATGAATTTAAAGGCGAAGCAAGATTAGGTCATATAGTTTTTAAAGACGGTGTTTTAAATGTTCCAAAGGAAAAACAAACATTGCAAAAACTTTTATCATTATATCATCCGCAGAGAAACAGTTTATATACAGAATTTAATCCTGTAAAAGAAGCGGAAGATGATATGGTTGATATTGAAATGGAAATTGAAGCGTTAAATAGCGCTAGAGATATGGACGTAGATATATCAGAAGCTATACTAAGAGTTGAACAAGGTAGTTCAGTTTCAAACATGACTTCTAAAGAAATAAAAAGAGACATTTTAGTTTTTGCAAAAAATGATCCTAAATTATTTTTAGAACTAGCAAATGATGAAAATGTTCAGCTTAGAAACTTTGGAATAAAATGTGTCGAATTAGGTTTACTAAAGTTATCATCTGATAATAGAAGTTTTACTTGGTCAGGTACTGGTAGAAAAGTTATGAATGTTCCTTTTGACGAACATCCATATTCCGCCTTAGCTGCTTGGTTTAAAACTGATGAAGGTTTAGAAGCTTACGGCAACTTAGAAAAAAGATTAAATAAATAATAATCATTTATAGAGGTGGTCATCTCTATAGGTGACCACTTACTATAAAAAAGAAATTATGAGTGTTAATGTAAATTCAGTTTATCAAAGGGTACAGTCAATTGCTAATAAGGAGCAAAGAGGTTACATAACACCTATTGAGTTTAATAGGTTTGCTAATCAAGTACAACTTGAAATATTTGAGCAATACTTTTACGACTTAGGTCAGTTTATGAGAGGGCGTGGTAATGATACTAGGCATGCTGATCCAGTTGATAGTGTTGAAGAAAAAATTAGTTTATTTGAAGTATTCGGTACTTCTGTTACTGATGTAGGAGGCGATGGTTTAGATGAATTAATATTACCTACAAATCTATATAGATTATCTACAGTCTTACTATCACAAATCGAATGTGAAAAAGTTTCAATAAAAAAATTCAAACAATTAGTTCAAAGTAATATTATATTACCAACAAGCAATCAACCTGTTTACGTTAAAAACTCAAACGGCATATTAGTGTATGGTGGTAAAACAACATCACCGTTTTATGAAGTAAAACAAAGTGGCGTTACAATTAATTACATTAAAAAACCTAGTACAGTAAATTGGGCTTTTGTTATAGACGCTAACAACGATGCGTTATATAACAGTACAAACTCAACTAACTTTGAATTACACCCAACTGAAGAAGCAAACTTAGTTATTAAGATATTAGAACTAGCAGGCGTTGCTATGAAAGCTGGTGATATTTATCAAGTTGGTGATAAAGAAAATATTGAAGATATACAACAACAAAAAGCATAATTAAATGGCAGGATTATTTCAACAAACACAAGAAAGTTATTATCAGCAAAGTCAAACATTTGATGGCAACGGTACAGCCACGCAGTTTACTTTACTTAATACGCATTTTCCTAGTATACCAAGCTCTAAGTCAGACATAAGGGTTTTTGTAGGTGGTCAAGAAATAGATGTTGATAACTATACATACAGCAGTCCTAATGTTACTTTTGTTGGACGTACAAATAACACTGATGTTTTAGCTGACGGAACTGATGGAACTACAGCAAATGCCCCTATAGATGGTAAGTCCGTTGTTGTAAAGGAAAGAGCAGCTTCAGAAAACTTTGGTAATTATCAGTATGTTTCTGTAAACGATATAGTTAATAATTTTTTAATAGCTTATGTTGGCGAAGGTAAATTAATAAATAAAGTTAGTAAAACAGATGTAGCGTTTCACGCTAAAAGAGGTTTAGCAGAGTTTAGTTATGACACGTTAAGATCGCATAAATCACAAGAAATAGAAGTTCCACCTTCTTTAATTTTACCACTACCTCATGATTACGTTAATTATACTAAAATATCACAACTAGATGCTAATGGTGTAAAAAATATTTTGTATCCACAAAGATACACAGGTAATCCTAAATCATTATTACAAAACGCTGATTATGATTATATATTTGACAACAGTGGAGATTTGCTTGAAAAATCACCGTCAACTACTTTTGAAAGATACAAAGATAATAACCAAACTCAAACACAAGAAAAATTAAATTTAGATGATAGTGCTGATGTTGAGTTTAAGTTTTTAGAAGGTAGAAGATTTGGCTTAGAACCTGAATTAGCACAAAACAATGGATTTTATTTTGTTGATTTGCATTTAGGTAGAATACATTTCTCTGCAAATTTAGTAGACGAAATAGTAGTTATTGATTACATATCAGATACGTTAGGTACTGATGATGAAATGCGTATACATAAGTTTGCTGAAGAAGCGTTATACAAACATATATCTTACTCTGTATTGGCAAGTAAAGTTGGTATACCAGAGTATATAGTAGCTCGATATAAAAAAGAAAGATTTGCGGCGTTAAGAAACGCTAAACTAAGGTTATCAAACTTTAAATCAGAAGAGCTAGCTCAGGTAATGAGGAATAAAAACAAAACAATTAAAAATTAATTAATATGCCAGAGTTGAAACGAGTGTTTACGTCTAGTCGTATGAATAAAGACTTAGACGAAAGGTTGGTGCCGCCAGGCGAATATAGAGATGCTTTAAACATAGAGGTATCTACATCTGAAACAGCCGATGCTTTTGCAATCGAATCAACAAAAGGTAATTCTCAAATAACAGCATCAACAGTCTTTGATGGCTACACAA